GTCGGGGAAAACACCGCAAGGTTGAACAACGCTGATGATGTGAACTCTCCAGTCAACGAGGTAGCCAGAGCAACATTCGTCATGCCTTCACTCTCGCAGCTTCCAACAGAACTCGACACTGATGAATTCACTTCGACTGACTTTTTTACAACTGATGTCGCTTTTCTCACTGGCGAGGTGCGAAATTATTTTAAAGCGGAAACTCTGGATGGAAGAACCCAATCAGCATTGGAAATACAAAGCAAATTGAAAAGAGAATTTGACGCTATAAAATTTAACTTTGCCCGATCAGTTGGCGATATTGATCAAGAAGGCATTACTGCTCGACGTTATAGAACTGCAACTCTATTCAGAGGAGTATCCCTTGACGATCTAGAACGTGGTACGTTTGAGAACGGAGTGACAGTTACAGAAAGCCTTAGAGACCCAAAATTCACGCCGTTCTTCCCAAATAAGAAGGCACTGGAAGATGCTTTGGATGAGTACGACAACGCCGCCCCTGAAGCCCAAAGTGGAACATTGATTGGGCGACTGATCACTGAACTGGGTGCTGAAAACACAGGAACCGCAGATCAGTTTGCCACGATGCAAGGTCTTCTTCTTCAACGTAGAGGTATGAACTAAATATGTCACGACTTGATGAACTACTCGCTCAAGTACCCCAAGAAGAGATTGATGCCGCAGCCCAAGAAGAATCTGGATTCTTCGACGTTGCTGGCGACATCCTTGCGGCTCCATTCCGTGGTGTCGAAGGTGCAGTTCAAGGCATCTACAACCTCGGGGACATGCTGACGTTTGACCTGTTGCCTGACTACGACAACCGTTTGCTGGGCGAGTCATCAACCACTGCCGGTGGGATTGTCGAAGGTATCTCTCAGTTCGCCAGCGGCATGTTTGTTCCAGGCGTTGGTGGCCTCTCGATTGCCTCGAAGCTGGGCAAGTTGGGTAAGGCTCGCACGTTGCTGACGCAGGGTTCCAAGTCGAGAGAGATCGCCAAGTTTGCCGTAGGTGGTGCAGTCACGGACTTTGCGTACTTCGATGGTAAGCAAGGTCGGCTGTCTGATTTGATTCAACAAAACCCCTCGCTTCAGAACCCGATCACGGAGTTCTTGCAATCAGAGGAGGACGATACTCAGATTGAAGGTCGCCTCAAGAATGCCGTGGAAGGCTTGGGTCTTGGTCTTCTTGCTGATGGGATCATCGCAGGAGCCAAGGGTCTTCGTGCTGGAGGCAAGGCCAAAGCAGACGGAGCGTATCCCTCTGCTGTCGAAGCGGCGATGAGAGCTGCGGAAGAAGGGCATACTCCTGCTCCCAAAACAGAGCCAGATGATTTGGTCTTTGAAGCTGAGGAAGGAGCCTTTTATCACGGAACCGCTTCAGATTTAGATGCTGGTTCGATTGATCCATACGCAACTTCAGTGTCCGGTCTGTATGGTCCGGGGTTGTATCTCACCGACAATCCCAATGTTGCATACGGATACGCGAAGACCAGATCCAAGCAGGCAAAAGGCGATAAATCTGCCAAGGTCTTCAAAGTCAACTTGGGTGAAACAAACCTGATTGATCTCGATGCAAAAGCAGTCGATGCTGATCCAGCGGTTCGGCAGGAGTTTGAGGAGCTATACAACGGGGCTTTAGGTTTTGAGGGCAACCCTATAGAACCCTCAAGTTTCTTCGACAACATGACTTTGGGTCAAATCTACAGAGATGCCACTGAAATTCTGTCTGAGGCGAGAATCAGTCGAGAGGAAGCATTGAGTACCATTGATCCATTCCAAGGTCAAATCATGTCTTTGGGTTATGACGGGTTCCGTCACCTTGGTGGAGGGCGGGTAGGAACTGTTCGTCACAATGTTGCCATCCTTTTCGATCCATCCGGAAAGACTTCAACAGGCCGTCCCAATCCGATTCAGGGTATGGAAGACATCGTGGGTTCTGGAAAGCCTCGTCCAAAAGCTACGCCTGTAGAAGAAGATGCCACTCCGGGTGCGGGGCCAACGCCTGAGCCTCCAAAAGAACCCGAGTCAGCCAGTGAGTTCCTCGCTGGTGTTGAGGCTGACGATCTCACAGGAAAGCCGCCAGCCGAGCGATTGAACATTCGTCGGGTATCTGATCAGGACAGCGGCAAGCGGGTCGTGAAGGGAACTCTTGATGAGATGGAGGCTCGCGGAGAGTTTGATGATGTCCGGTCTAAATCTTTTGAAGAACAACGGGCCGATGCTGCATCGGTGGCTGCTGACTTGGCTGATGCCACAGGCGATGCTTCACTGAAGAATCTTCAGGGCGTTCTCAAAGATAAAGAAGATGCTCTTACCGAAGCACTGCCAGCGTTGACTGCGGTTCGTGAGACTCTTTCCCAGGCTGCCGCTGAAGCCGGTCAGATTGCTCGTAAGGGTGCGAGGGCAACTTCCTCGGAGAAGATGGAGTTCTTGCTTCTTCAACAACGCATCGAAGTCTTGTCAAAGACTGCGGTGAACATGCAGCGAGCCGTGGCTCGGCAGTTGGGCCTTCAGCGGTACATCCCAAGCGTGGATGCAAACGTCAAACTTCTGCCTGATGACTTGGTGAAGGGGGGAACAGACGCTGGGAAAGCTGCACAAGATCAACTTCTCCGTGACCTCGGAGGCGGGGATGCGGCTGAAGGTCTTGCACGGGTTGATTCGATGATGGAGAAGTTTGCTGCTGCTGCTGATCGAAACCCAATGCGTGCGGTTGCTCTGACTAGAAACGGCGGCAAACTCAACCCTATTGGGTACTGGATGAACAGCATCCTGTCTGGCCCAACGACTCACATGGTCAACATCGCATCCGGTGTCTTTACCACAGCGTTCCTCCCGATGGAACGAGCATTAGGACAACTACTCACCGGCAACCTTGAAGCCGCTGGTCGAGAGGTGGCAAAGTACGGGTATATGTTTGAGGCATTCAACGATTCCCTTGCTGCTGCAAAGTTGACGCTGAAGCAAGGTGAGAATGTCTTGGACTCTTCAGTCATGGTTCGTGATGACCTGAAGGCCGGAATTATTTCCACGATTGATGAGAATGTGGATGATGCTGTGTCCGCTTCTCAGAAATGGATCACCGGCATCATCAACACCCCCAGTAGATTCTTGGCGGCAGAAGACGAGTTCTTCAAGCAACTGAACTACCGTGCCGAGGTCAAGGCTGGACTCTATGACGAAGCAGTACGCCGTGGACTCAAGGGCGATGAAGCCGCTGTGTTCGTAGCCGATGGTTTCGAGAAGGTGACTAAGAACGGGAAGCTCTACAACGAGAAGAACCTTCTTCAGCGTGCGGACATTGAGGCCAAGAGATTGAACCTCGATCCGCTGAATACCCCCGATCAATATCAGACATTTGTTAGTGATTTCATGGGAAAGAATTTCGACCAGCAGTTTGCTGACATTGCTGAGAGAGGTCTGGGGCGAGCGAGAGAAGCCACCTTCACAACTCCGTTGACGAAGGATCGCGGTGGAGTTGTTGCAGTTGGTCGAGCCGCTAACAAAGCGGTAAACGAACTTCCGATATTGAGGTTTGTTCTACCGTTCGTCCGAACACCTGCAAACCTTCTGGACTTCTTCTTCAAACGCTTTGTTCCTTCTGAAGCTGGATCAATGATTGTAAGAAAAACCAGAAGGGATCTTCTGTCATCTGATCCTCAGGTTCGTGCTGAATTTGTCGGAAGAATGGCAACCGGAACGATGATGGTCTCAGGGGCCGCAATGTTGTACGCCTCTGGTCGCCTCACGGGAAGTGGGCCAAGAGATCCATCTCGCCGTGCGTTGCTCGAAGAGGCCGGATGGCAACCCTATTCGATTCTCGTTGGCGACAAGTATGTCTCATACCGACGATTCGACCCGTTTGCTGGATTCTTGGCTGTCATTGCTGACTATGCGGAGGGTGCGAGCTACGCCGAGGAAGAATCAGAGGACGAACTTCGGAACGGGTTTGCTGGACTTGTCTTTGCTGCTGCTCAGTTCAATAAGAACCGCTCGTTCTTCCAAGGTATTTCCAACCTTCTGAGTGCCGCATCGGAACCAGAGCGGTTCGGCCCCGGACTTGCGGAACAGTACGCAGGTTCTTTTGTTCCTTCGTTCCTCGCTCAACTCAAGCCTGCGTTCGGTGATTCAGAAATCAGAGAGGTTCGAGGACTCGTCGATGCGATGCGTAACCGTATTCCTGGGCTTGCGGAAGGCCTGGAAGGTCGCCGGAACATCTTCGGAGAGAACATCACTCGTCCCACCGGACCTTTGGCAATCGACCCGTTCCCCTACACCGAGGTCAAGGAAGATGTCATCTCTGAGGAGTTGATGAAGATTGGTATGCGGAACGGTATCTCCCGCCCGCGTGTCCGTAAGAATGGACTGGACTTGACCAACTACACCAACTCCAAGGGCCAAACTGCATACGACCGTTGGCAAGAACTTCATGGCAAGGTCAAGCTCAAGGGTCGGACGCTGCGTGACGCAATGAGTCGCCTGATCCGATCCCGCGATTACCAGCGGCTCACCGAAGAATCGAACTCCACCTACGACTCACCTCGGGCTGAGGCTCTGCGTCGGTTGGTGTCTCGATACCGTGCCGAGGCATATAAGCAACTCCTCCGTGAGTTTGATGACCTTCGCACTGACGATGTGAACAACAACTTGAACCGTAAGGCTCTCCGAACTGGTAAGAGCCTGTCTCAACTTCGTGCTTTGATTGGAGAAGAATAATGGCTGTGGCCTCCATCACTTACAGTAGTTTCGCAGGTGGGACTACAACCTTTTCTACCGCGTTTACTGGGGGAACAGCTCTTGATCCCTCTCATATTGTCGTAAAAGTGGGCGGGGTCACAAAGACCATTACCACTCACTACACCGTGGCTTCGGATCGGAACTCAATCACATTTACCGCTGGTAACGAACCCAGTTCAAACGTGGTGGTGTCCCGAGTAACCCCCGCAACCAGTGCGACTCGGCTGGTGGACTTTGTAAACGGGGCCACCCTCAAAGCTGAAGACCTCGACAACATTGTCCTACAGGTCTTGTATGTCACTCAAGAAGTCAGTGACCGCGTGTCTGCGTTGGAAGGAAATTAACGTGGAAACCGAAAATCAGATCATGCTGGCCTTGGGCCGTCTTGAGGGCAAGGTTGATGCCATGCTCACCAAGCAGCAAAGCCAAGATGAAGCCTTGGAAAAGCATGATCGACGAATCCGAATCCTTGAGCAAAGTCGCTCTTGGCTCCTTGGAGCATCCGCAATCATTGGTGCTTCAGTCTCTTTCCTTATGAAGTACCTAATGAGGTGAATAAACATGAAAGTTGTAAAACTGCTTGATGGAGTCTCCGTGAACGGAGATGGAACTGTGTACGAATCTAGATTTCTTCGGGACAACGAAACTGGCTTGGTTCAAGCTGTGTTCGGCGGAGATCGAACGGGAACCTTGAAACTTCAAGGCAGCCTGGATGGAACCAACTTCGTCGATGTGGCATCATTTACCACTTCGGGATCGCTTGCTGTAACCATCTTCCCGTTTCTGAAAGGCAACCTCTCCAGCATCGGTGGATCATCCGGAACCGTGTCCCTGCTCTTGGGAGATTGATATGGCACTTTGGAAGCCCAGCAACGACTCGACTTTGTTTGCGTGGTTTGACGCGGACAGTTTTTCCGCAGGCTCTTTGGCGCAGGCTGCACAATGGTCGAACAAAGAAGGAACAACTGCTCGGCACATGCTTGGTGGCGCAAGTGATTCAACCACAAACCCACAACTCTGCGGATCAAGCGATTTTCTAAATGGTCGGGCTGGGGTTGAATTTGACCAAGACACCGGAGAATTGGACATTCTTCAAACCTCCGGCACAGTTGTTGATTTGGACGATCAACCGTATACCATTTGCTACATTGTCAAAGATAGTAATCAGGCCGACGTTGATTACTTCATGTATTTCTTTGAGGGCGGCAATGTTGCCAGTTTTTTCCAAGGCGAATTATCGTTTAGTGGGTCCGTTCGTCTTTACGGACAGTCAGGTGGGTTCAGTTTTAGTCCGCCAACATCCTACAGTATCGCCCTGTCAGACGATGAAAAATCGGCTCTTGCAGCCGGAGTAATGCTAACCACTGTTGCTGACGGAACCAACTACGCCCCTTTTTTCAACGGTGCAGCGTTGAACATCACCGACTTGTCCGGCAACCCCGCAACTCTGGGACAGGACGCGACCACCAACGCAGCCTCGATGGTTGTTGGTTCTCTCGCAACTCAGGGTATGGATGCCATTATGTACGAAATTGTCATCTGCATTGGCACTGGGGCAAACGATAACCACAAGCGGATTGAAGGCTACTTAGCACATAGGTATGCAAGAACCCTTCCTACCACTCACGAATACACGAATCACGCCCCAACCGAGTCTCTCGAAATCTCAGGAACCTCTGGAGATATCGAGGGTGGCCTCACGCAATCAATCTCATCTGAACTAACCACAGTGAGGATCTAATGGAAGAACTACTCAAGAAGCTGCACACAGGCATGTGTGAAACTCTTCTGGCCCGGATTGAGTCAGGTGAGGCTACCGCTGCTGATCTCGGCGTTGCCCGTCAGTTTCTCAAAGACAACGGAATTGACGCATCTGCTAACAAATCAGAACCACTGGCAAACCTTGCCAGGTCTTTGCCATTCGATCCCAGCATCGAGAAGGAAGCCATCTAATGAAGCACAAGAAAATGAGTGCAAAAGATCGCCGTTTGGCGGCTCTTGCTGAACCCAAAGACAAAATCACCCAAGCCGATGTCATTGCCGGTCGGACGATGAAGATCAAGAAGGGCAAGAAGAAAAATGGAATGCGGGCCTGATATGTACCACAGCAAGCGAAAAGTCGGGAAGATGAAGTCCAAAGCTGCGGCAAAGCCAAAGAAGACCAAGCCAAAGAAAAAGGGCTGATCGATGGCAAAGCGTAAGGTTGGAAAAAAGGCTGAAGGTCTTACCAAACGTCAAGAGGACACCATGAAGCGTCACTCAGAGCATCACACCAAAAAGCACATGGACATGATGCGGTCACTGATGATCAAGGGCGACACCTTTGGTCAGGCCCATAAGAAGGTCATGAGGAAGGTTGGTAAGTAATGGCGAAGCGTAAGGTCGGAAAGAAACCGATCCCAACCAATAAGGCTTTGTATTCCAGAGTCAAGGCGGAAGCCAAGAAGAAGTTCGATGTCTATCCATCTGCCTATGCCAACGCTTGGCTGGTGCGAACCTACAAGAAGCGTGGCGGAAAGTACCGGATGGGCTAATGAGTTGTCCTGAATGCAATAAGAGAGCATCTGAAGAAAAGAAGGCTCTTCTGGACTGCAAGGGCAACTGTGAGAAGCTGAATACCAAGGCCCAGCGTCTATCTCTGGTAGTCGCAGTTCTTGGCACGGTTCTCGGTAAAGAGACTCTTGATATGGCTTTGGGCCTGGAGTCAACGCTCAATCAAATTGCGGCAAAAACCGAGGACACTGGTGTAGAACTGGCTTACGAACCGTCTATCGGTTTTCCATCCAGCCCTCCAAAGGCTCCTGATCCCAAGCCCTCAGGATTGTCCTACATGAGTGCTGCCGTGGAACGTGAAGACTCCTTGCTGTCTTATGTCCCACCTCTGACAACCTTTGAGTGGCATGAGCCAGACCCAGAGTTGTTCACTTGGCAAGATGACACATCACTACAAAACTCAATGATTGTTCCGTTCCGTAACGGGTTGTTCCTGTTCGGACTCGCATATCTTGGACACCAGGAAAGGCGTAGAAATGGCTAGACACTCAGGCGGACTCACCAAATGGTTCAAAGAAGACTGGATTGACCTACGGACTGGCAAAAAGTGCGGGCGGTCTGGCGAGGAGATGTCCACTCGGAAGTATCCAGTGTGCCGTCCCCGTAAGATTGCCAACCGGATGACCAAGAAGGAAAAGCAAGCGGTCATCGCCAAGAAGACTGGTCCCAGTAAAGTCAAGTACCCCATCACTGCCTCCGGTCGCCGTAGGATGAAGATCAGGAAGGCATAAGATGGCTGAATACAAAGGCAAGAAAGTCCCCTTAAACAAGGTCATGCGGATTCGCAAGGGCGAGCCGGGGTACGGCAGAAAGAAGTCCAAGGTCTTCGTCAAGGATGGTGGTAAAGTCAAGAAGGTGATGTTCGGAGATCCCAACATGAAGATCCGAAAGAATGAGCCTGGAAGACGAGCCAACTTCCGCGCCCGTCACAACTGCGACAACCCCGGCCCAAAGACCAAGCCTCGGTACTGGGCATGTAAGACCTGGTAATGGACGAGCGAATCCACGACTTTCGGAACTTCTTGTATCTGGCCTGGGAGCAGCTCCGTCTGCCGGATCCTACGCCTGTCCAATATGACATCGCGGACTACCTCCAGAATGGCCCCAAGCGGTCGTGCATCATGGCGTTCCGTGGGGTCGGCAAGTCTTGGATCACCTCCGCCTTTGTCTGCCACCAGCTCTTGCTTGACCCCCAGAGGAACATCTTGGTGGTCTCAGCGTCCAAGGCCCGAGCCGATGACTTCTCCACGTTTACCCTGAGGTTGATCTCAGAGATGCCAATGCTCCAGCATCTCAGACCCAGAGAGAACCAGCGGAACTCCAAGATCGCCTTTGACGTTGGCCCTGCGACCGCCAGCCATGCTCCCTCCGTGACATCCCGAGGTATCACGGGACAGATCACAGGGGCGCGGGCGGATCTGATTGTGGCTGACGATGTGGAGTCCCTAAACAACTCCGCGACCCAGACCATGCGGGACAAACTGTCCGAGTCCATCAAGGAGTTCGACGCGGTTCTCAAGCCGGATGGTCGCGTGGTCTACCTCGGAACCCCCCAGTCCGAACAGTCCATCTACAACGTGCTGCCCCAGCGTGGATACGAGACCCGCATATGGCCCGCTAGAATCCCTCCTGAGAAGCAGCAGAAAAAGATGGAGGATACCCTTGCCCCGATGGTCAAGCGTCTCTCAGGGGATTCTAAGGACGATTACGGCAAACCTACAGATCCCCAGCGATTCGACGAGCACGACCTGCTGGAACGTGAGGCTTCCTACGGTCGCTCTGGGTTTGCCCTCCAGTTCATGCTGGATACGAGCCTGAGTGACCAGAGCCGATATCCGCTCAAACTCAGTGACCTTGTGGTCATGCACTTGAACCCCGACACAGCTCCGGAGAAGGCCATCTGGGCCGCTTCCCCTGATCTGATCTGGAAGGATCTCCCATGCGTGGGGTTCGCCGGAGACCGGTACTACCGCCCAATGCAGGTACAGGGCGACTGGACCCCGTACAGCGGCTCCGTGATGGCAATCGACCCCTCGGGTCGGGGTGCGGATGAAACCGCTTACGCGGTCGCCAAGACCCACCACGGGCAAATCCTGATCACAGCCGCAGGTGGACTTCCAGGTGGATACGAAGAGGGAACCCTGCAACGACTGGCGGACATCGCCAAGGAACAGAAGGTCAACAAGATCATCATCGAATCCAACTTCGGTGACGGCATGTTCACCAAGCTGTTGACCCCCTACGTCACCAAGACCTACCCCGTGACTCTGGAAGAGGTCAGACACTCCACCCAGAAGGAACGACGGATCATCGACACCCTCGAACCCGTGATGAACCAACACAGGCTCATCGTGGACTACGGGGTACTGATGGATGACTACGAGTCAACCAAGGGTAAACCCCAAGAGATGGCCCTGAAATACACCTTGGCCTACCAGATGACCCGAATCACCAAGGACAGGGGAGCCTTGAAGCACGATGACCGTCTCGATGTCCTCGCAATGGCTGTCCAGTATTGGGTAGACCACATGGCCCAAGACCGAGACAAAGCCATCTCCAGAGCCAAAGAACAAGCCTTCAGGGATGAATTGGAGAAGTTCACCACCCAAGTCATCGGGGGGTCTCCCAAGCCTCAACTCTGGATGAAACGCTAAGTCTCTTACCCTGTGAATACCTAACGGTGTTTGGCAACGATGGACTCACAAGGCTCAGGTGAAGATCACCCAGGCTGATCCGAGGTCGTCCCCCAGATACCCCATGTCAATCGTGGGGGGTTTGGGGGGCAACTTCTGGATCTACAAGGTCTAGGTGAAGAGATACTGATAGATAAACCCAAGGTATACCCTAAGATATGACCATCAATGATATATCCCCACCCCCACCAATAATACCTCTACATGAGTCAGTAATGGTGACATGGGAAGATATCCAAGGTCATGAAAGACCTTGGGTAGACCTAGAGGAAGCTGAGGAACTGGAGCCAATCCTGATGAGAACCGTGGGTTTCCTGATGGCTCACGATCACAACAAGGTGGTCATCGCCTCGACCCTGAGTGATCCCGCAGGTCTCGCTGGGAATGTCAACTCGATACCCACAGGTTGTCTCATGAGTATCCGGAGGTTGACCGAGAGTGACCAAGAACCTGCGACCATTTGACGCAAAAATTTGAGAGGGTTTATACGCATATCGTAGCCGCGATGACCCCCCGTGGGGGTGGGTGCGTCTGCGCGCCTGGTCGCACAATGCTGCCGCGATGCTGGCAAATTTTCAATCGATCCGGCAAGATTCGGCGCGGATGGTCAGCCATTCATGATGGTTCCGGGAGATATTGAATCTCTCGGAATGGTCATAGGTCATCAAAAGCTTGCTGGGGCTTGCCGCGCCTGGTCGGTTTGGTCTTTGTCTTTTATTCCCCGTCTTTTTGTGTCAAGCTCAACATGAACCGGGAATCGGTCGATACATTGACACAGGCGAATCATCGCCGGAAGGATTGATAACCATGAAACATCACATCACAAAAACAAACGAAGAAGTTTGGATTGAATTCCCCGATCACGGCATCTTGATTTCGGTCTATCCATGGGACGAGAAGACCACCGATAGCGGTCTTAAGGTGTACCCATTCGTGGCATGGCGAAAGGTGGAAGGAGACGAGCCACAACTGATCCACAGCGATGAAGTCCTGCGCGAAGATTGGGATGCCAACGGTGTTCTCTCCATCACTCATATCGTCCAGGCTTGCGTGGCAATCTTGGCAATGACCGCCGCGGAGCAAATCAAATGATCGACGTTTTCATCACTAACGATTGGACCCCGGATGTTAAACGGTGCAAAGCGTACGCATCCGAGTTATCAGCATCAGACCTCGACTGGTCTTTTGAAGTTGTCTACAAAGAAGTCGACGGGCTGACCCTGTGCCGCGTTCGGATCACCGACGAGGATGGAGAACTAGTGGCGGAGGGGTATCCCTCATTCTTCAAGCATTGACGCACAATTCCCGGTCGGCGGTCTCACGGGATCGCCATCCGGCAATTTTGCCGAGTAAGGATTGATAACTATGAAACCTCAAACAATCGACAAAGATATGTCGTGGGAATTGGTGCTTTGGATCACCAACAATGAAAGCCTCCATAAACAATGCCGATGCTGCGCCTTGAATCTTGCAAAGAAGATTCATAAGGGAACATATGACGCAGACAAAGCACCGCAAATTTTCGTGCATCCCGTGAAGAGGGCGATCACTGAGTATCGGCGCGAAGTCGGTCCCATTCGTACAGTCAATGCCGCTACCAAACTCCACGCGGCACGGGATCTCCTCGACTCATACCAGGAGGACATTGCCGAATTGGTGGAACGACTCCAGTCGGGCGAAAAAATCCAGATGCACGAGGTGACCCTGTGAATATCGATATGAAAGAATTGAAAGAAATCGTCGCCCGTCCGGGGAAGTTTGAAGGCGAACATCCAATCGTCCCGTATTTGTGGGACTACTCCAACACCGGCGAAGAAGTCGGAAAAGATTCGGCGGGATACGATCTCCTCAAATTTGAATTAGACATTGAGGAAATCGAGGCTTTTCCCGATGTCCATGAGAAATTCGGGAACTCTGTATACCTTGCCGAGGATTCCCAAGGTTTCGTGATGCAGCGATTCCCCGATCTCGAAGAGGATTACCGGGATGCCTGCGAAGTTTTGGGGATCGTGGTAAGTGAATCTCTCGGTCTTCTCGAAGTTGCTGCCGAAGAGATTCGCGCTCAATCTGACAAAGTGCAGGCAGCAGCAGAGAGGCTGACCAAAGCCCAAAAGAATCGAGGCCAGTCATGAGATACCTCTACGCCTTTGTCATGCTCGTCGGTCTCTCGGCTTTTTGGTGCATATTGACCCCGGACGATTGACCTAGAAACCATCCCAAGATCCTTCCCCGCTTCGGCGGGGATTTTTTTTGGCTGTAGGTGGCGCGTCAGATCCTCGCCTGTGTGGCTCTGAGCTTTTCATCCTTGCCGGGGATAGGTCGATCCTTCCAGGCATGCGCCGATGTTCCCGAATCCCTGGAATTTTGCAGCTTTTCCTGCAGCTTTTCCCCCAA